TGGGAGGCATTCCGAATCTCTAGAGCAACACCTGATGCAGCCTGTTCAGGGGATAACATTCTGATACCCATCCTAGACATTTCTTCAATAGTCGCTTCAATGGCTCTATCCATGTCTGAGAGAGCAGCAGTCGGAGTCTCTAGTACGTTAATACTTTCACCCGCCCTTACTCTTAACCAAGTACCAAGACCAGCATTAACAATGTCTTCAAACTCATCATCACTCATGTCAGAGGACACGATAGGTGTGTAAGTTGCTGCTCCGTATAGTAGGTGGTTACGTCTAGACACTTTGTTGTAGAGAGCTATCTCTCTGTCAATTAGAGGCATAAGAATGGGTTCTACCGCATCAACGTGTCCGTTTAAAGCCCAAGCAGGGATCCTGTTGAGTCTCGTACCGTGTATCTGTGGGAGAACTGTATCTATCTTCTCAAAGCCACTATTAATGTTTTCAAAGTACTCACGACTAATCGTACCATTAAGAACATCAACATTCTCTGCTGAACTTTTCTTACGATAGTAGTCAAGTACTAGCTTCCCCGACTCATCAAGATAATGATCACATACCATATCAACATAATCAGGATGCCAAGGACTCTCTGAGTAGTCTTCCTCAACATAACGAGTTATAAACCTTGTTAGTGTCTTTTGCCTTGTAATAGGATGAACTTTGGTTTGATAGTTAATAACACTTTCTGCCTTAATAAGAACAGGATAAGGATTAATCATCATTCTCTCTTCGAAAGACATAGAATCATAGTCATCATCACTTATCTTTGGATGATCAACATAAACCCAAGCACGAGAGGTTTGTAGTTCTTCCCATAAGGCTTGATCCATAAAGTTAAATAAAGACCTACCATCAAGAGTGAAGTTGTTCTCTATCCAGTCTTTAGTCTCTTCCGCTAGGGGTAAGCTTTCTGGTAGCTCTAGTTGTGATTGCTTACGTAATAAAGAACTAATCAACAACCTAGCATACTGAGAGGTTAATCCTGGAAGTTCAGCTTCTGACCTAAAGAAGTCATACTGTTGTTGAGACATACTAGGACTAAATGGTAGCAGTAGATTCTGATAAGTCTTATCAAGCATCTCATCATGTGCTTTAACATTGGCTTGTCCTTGTAATACAGCACGGGACTTCTTCCATAAAGACACAAGAGAATGATAAGCATCAGAAGGGTCTGCTACTGACTTCTTAGTTGTTTTAGATGGTTTCTTAAGTAGAGCCATTATATTATCTCTTCCTTATTGTTTATTATTTAATATATAATTAAAATATACACAAACATAGGTATACTTTAAAGTTACATTAAAGGTATCATTAAAGGTATCATTAAAGGTATCATTAAAGGTATCATTAAAGGGGGGGCGGGGGGGGTGGCTGTTCCCTCATTATTGTACCCTATTTTTTTTGTTAGTTATCAAGGAGAAACTTAATAGGAAATAAATCCTAGTAAGTCTCACCTTTAGAGGACTGTCAGATCTCCTATACGGTACAAAGCCCGTACAAAAAATCTGTCCTCTTATATCAATATTGTACCCTATTCTGAATAAAAATAATTTACCTTATTTATAAGGGTTTATTTACTCGGAGGAAGACCTCTTCCGAACCTTGCAGAACGTGTAGAAGAAGGGGGTGTAGGCCAAACAACGTAGCGAGGGTCCGCCGTATTACTTGGTAAGTCCCTAAGTTCTTGTCGGAAGACCGCCCAAGTTGAGGCATCTACAGGTGCGTCAGGAACTTGAGTCCAGTCAGAGGTATAAAGTAGCCTTGTCCTAGTATCATAGAGAGCCTCCCAAGCTTCTTCTATTTCCCCTGATTCTATTGCACTAGCATCTTTATCTACTATCTGCCCATTAACTACTTTCTGAGTCTTGCTATCACCATAACCGTCGATAAAAGCCTCTTCCGCTGTATCATCGGGTACAACTAGTATGCCCTTGGCACCTTCTAATACTTGTGTTATTTCCCCCGTCCGAGGGTCATAGCCTGTCTTCTGTATAATAACAATTTTTTCTATATCATCATTTCTCATTTCTTCAACTCCATTGCCCACAGGGATGTCCCTGATACTTGAGAGTAATTACCGTCATAAAGCTTAGTAGCGCTTGCATAAAGCGCCAAAGAGTTATTGCCGCTATTAGAGGAGACTAACCTTGATGGTGAAAAACTCCCTGAACCACCCCCAGACATGACAGTGCTTCCGTTCCACCTAAGTTGGTAGCTTGTAGAACCAGCACTGGGGTATCCCCCCGACAAAGCACTAAGAAAGAAAGAGGAACCTACAACGACAGGTCTGCCGCCTACACAATTTACGCTAAAAGAGGTGACGTGCGTCCATCCGCCTGAAGTGATACTAACGGCGCTGTTTCTATAGGCACTTCCGACAGAGGTAACAGCGCTTGGTCTAATCTGGAAGGTGTCAATACCTTCACTAGCAACAGTAACGTAACCGTAACTGTCCGTGTCCATAGTAACCTGATTAAGCATTATGCGGTTTGTTTGTAGCAGCCCCGTATCAACATGGAAGGCGTTAATCTTTATAGCATCAAGTCGGTCAGCATAAGCATTTGTAATATGAACGTTTTTGATTAGAGCATTTTCAATCTGAGCAGACTTAGTAATAATACCAGAAGCCTCCATAAGACCGCCCGTAATAGTGTTAGCCATAATATGATCAGCTTCAATCTTACCATTGACGTCATCAATATTAACGCCTGTGATGTTTAAACGCCACATATACTCAGAGTTAGGGTCTATTAAGTCAGGATTATTGTTATTTTCATCAATGGGTAGTTTGGCTTGCGCCCAACTCCAAAGCTTACCGTCTTCTCTGTTATAAACTTGCATACCTGGGGTCCCTGTTGCGGGTAAGGATTCCACGTCCTCAATCATATGCATGCCCTGCTCGTTGAACAGGTCTTTTATGTTATTAACAAAGTCTTCATCATCAATAAAGGTTGTTTCAGCTTTGGCTCTGTTTGAGTAGCCACTTTTGTTGCCTGCAACATCAACAGCCCTTACCCAGTAGTACCACGTCTCTGCAATACCAAGATTAGCACGTTCATAGTAGTCTGACTGTATTTGCCCCTCAATAAGTTTTGCGTCTTCTAGTCGTCCTGTCGAAGACTCCCAAATCTCTGTATAGATAAAATCAAGTTGAGGAGGGTTCTCCCACTCTAGTAGAATACGCTCAAACTTGCCTGTTGCTTCTAGGTTTTGAGGAACTCCAGGTGGTTGGGTATCTTGCCCGTTTTGATGATCTACTTGTGTGTTTTTGCTTGGTGATCCCATAGCGCTGATAGCTTTTACCCTAACGTTATAAGACGCTTTTGGGTTAATACCATAAATTCTATAAACCATGAGCCTTGTTATAATAGATTGCCATCCTGCTTGTGGAAGTCGTGTGTCTTTGTACTCAATCTCAAACTGATAACTTCCAGGGTGATCCCATTGAACGTGTAGGTAAGGAACTTTACTTGCTGTACCATCTGGGTTTAAATCCCAGCCAATATAAGTTAATAAGTTAGTTACAGGCGGTATTACCCAGTCATACTTAGGTCTTACTGCATAGGCTATATTGTCTGGAACATTCCAAGCAAGCATGTTCTGATTGAACAAATAACCCTCAACGTCTACCGTTAGGTCTTCCTTAACAGTAACCTTTGTTGCTCTATAAACTTCATCTAAATCAGAAACATCGGAGACAACCTTAAAGAAGTCTCCAGGCTCTAATCCTAAAGCTACCTTTGAAACTTTAAACTTAATGCTCTTCATCTCACGAGCCATACGTACCATCTGTTCAGCTTTAGCGAGAGCATGGTAAGGGTCCGTAATACCGTCTAGGGTTGCAGAGTTAGTGAAGGGTTGTTGGTTATCTTCTGCTAGAAACTGATTATGAACTGAAGAACCCGTTTCAGGCCAAGTTACAGAGTCGCTTTTAAAGTCTTCGTGTTCGTTATAGAAATTAACAGTGGCTTGATTAAGCCTCTCGTTAGCTGACATATAGTTAATGTTTAGCTCTGACCTAACAAGTTGATCATCTGTAAATATATGTTTAGCAACTACAAGGTCTTCAATGTTGTCATCTTTATCAGGATACTCTAGGAGTAGCTTGTACTGTCCTGAAGAAGACCACACTAGTTCAGCTAGCCCCATTGTGTTTAATATTCGCTCAATGTTATCTCTGATTTTTGCTTCAGAATCTAGAGAAATATTACACTCATACAGAGGCAAGTTTCTTGTCTTAATTGTTGTTAAGACGTACTCACCCTTAGTGTTTTCTTCATCATTTGGGTCATCAGGCTCCCACTTATAGTAGCCATTATTACTGCCTGCTGACATGTCATGATAAATTACTTCTTCATCCCCTTCGTTGGGGAACTGGCCTTTATTGCTATATCCCTGAATAGGTAGCTGGCCATTCACCCTA